AGAAGCAGGATTGTATAAGTCTCCAAGACCTAAATCAGATAGGGTTAATCTCGGACGGGGCAAATAAAATAAAATGACACAAGTTATATCAAACGACATATCAGCTATCCAACCAGAAATCTGGTCAACGATGGTTCAGGTTCCTTTGTATAAGTCACTGGTAGCTCTTGAAGTTTCAAACATGAGATTGTCTGACACCCTTAAAAACGGTGACACTATCCATGTTCCACGCTTTGCAGACCTAACAGTTCAGACATATACTCCTGGAACTACTATCTCAGCTACATCACAAGACTGGGCATTTGACAGTCTTGTCGTATCTTCTTTCAAGCATGTTACTTTCTATGTTGATGACCCACGAAGTCTCACATTGAATGTTGACCAAGCTCGTGAACTTGCGACAGAAGCTGCTTACCAACTTAAGGACACTATCGACCAAGATGTATTCAAAAACATCACAGGTGCTGATGGTTTCGTGCCAGCTGATGATGCAGACATCTTCGCAGGAGGAACAAATGCAAAGCCAGTATCTGCGGGTACTGCAAACATCATTCAGATTTTCGCTGGAGCTCGAAAGGTTTTGAGAAATCGAAATGTTGAAGAGACTGGCGACTGGGTAGCCGTTGTTACTCCTAAGATTGCTGCTGATATCGAAATCAAAACTGCAAACGTAGGATTCAATGTTGCTGACTCAACTCTTCGAAATGGATATGCGGGCGATTTCCTAGGCTTCCAAGTCTATGTTTCAAACAATCTTCCATCAGGAAAGATGACAGCTATCGCACCTGGAGCGGGTGGAATTACTGCAACTGGACTTTCAGCTACAACTGGTAAGTCAATCTACTTTGGAAAGAAAGGAACTATCGACGTAGCAATGCTACGTATGCCAGTTCTTGAAATCCGAAAGAAAGATGACATGATTGGTTCAAACTTTATTACTTGGACTGTATACGGTTCATCTGTATTCACTAAGAATCGAAGTAGAGGAATCAACATGCCGATTGGAGCTACATTCTTCTAGTCAGGTTGTTTTTCCCCGTCTCGAATCCATTCCTCAATGAGGACTTCGATTTGGGGAAAATTGAGGAAGCAACTATTTATAAGTAAGGTATCAATATGTTTACAAAACTAAAAAAGAAGTATTACCGCTGGAAAGCAAAATCAACTCTTATTCGTCGTTACGAGTATTTAAATGAAGTTAATGCTGTTCTTGAAGAATACATTACCTCAAAGATTCTCGAAGGAGGTTCTCAAGAGTTTCTCACCAAGGGTCGTCAAGATTTAATAAGTAAGCAAAGTGAAATTCGTGAAACAACCAAAATGGTTGAATTTCTTAAAAAGATAAAATGAAAATAATGTACATGTTGGATACTATGCGAGCCTACCAATCAGGTATCTGGCTTCATAGAAATGAAATCCCTGGGATAGCTTTAGGAAAGAGAGGACACGCTATTAAGCAGGTTACTATGGGTAATGAAATCTCTGAGGAGTTTCTCTCATGGCCTGACACAGTTATCTTTGGGCGTGTATACGCAACACAACACGAACCTATAAAATGGATGCGTGAGTTTAAGAAGAGAGGCAAGAGAGTTTTGTATGACCTCGATGATGACATCTGGACAGTTGCGAGAGATAACCCTTCTCAACTTGTATCAAATGCAATGAAAGACCAATACGAAGGAATGATGAAAGAAGCTGATGCAATAATCACACCCTCAACAGTTCTCGCTAAGAAGTTTAAAAAATACTTTAAAAAAACACCTGTCTTTATTTGCCCAAATGGCATAGACCCAACTCTCTACATAGAACGACCTCATCAGAATGCTGAGACTCTAAAGATTGGATATATGGGTGCTTCTTCCCACTGGAAAGACCTCCAACTGATTGGAAGTGTAATTACAGAATTGAATAAGAAATACGATTTCCTCTTTACTGTATACGGACTTACATCAGAACCTCTGGAGGCTGCGATGTATAGCTACTACAAGGAACTTCAATTTAACTTCCAGCCTGAGAAGAACGAATACATGAAATCAGCTCTGGCTTTTTATGAACAAATGAAAGCAAGTCGCTTCTGGCACATTCCTTTTATGCCGCCAGAACTTCATCCTAAAACACTTTCAATGTGTGACTTAGATATTGGTCTAGCTCCTCTTGAAGATACTGAATTTAACAGTGGTAAATCTGCTGTTAAATTCTATGAGTATGCTTCAGTTGGAACAGTCACCCTTGCTTCAAATGTGATGCCATACAATGCGGAAGTATCATACCTCGCAAAGAATACATTTAAGGATTGGTACAACAAGCTCGAAAAGCTCATTGTCGATAAAGAGTTTCGTTTGAAAACACTTACACAACAACAAACATGGGTACAAAAAAATCGGTCAACAGACGCAATAGGTCTGCCGTGGGAACTCGCTTGCCAATTACCATCAAGCATAAGAACGCTAAACCAAAGAAGCTAAACATAATTTTGTTTGACTTCAATAGCATTCTTGTTGATGTTATCAAGGAGCTTCACGCAAGAGGACACAACATCATAAGTGGTGAAGTTACACCTAACAAACTAAAGAAAGCTGATGTAGTTGTTCTTTGGAATGAGACTCCAATGGGTGGGTGGGATAAGGCAATTAAAAAGATGGGATTAGATGGAAAACGCACAGTTCTCATGCAACATGGAAGACGAGGAACTTCACGTATCTACCCTCCGTTTAATGAACCTCTCAAATCAGACATCATTTGTGCGTGGTCAGAGAATGACAGAAAGAGACTTGAGAAGTGCAATGTAGCCCCTCAGAGGATTCGTGTCACAGGAACAACTGTCTTCAATCATTTACAGCCTCGCAAAGCTCACGCAGGAATCAACGTAGTTTTCTCTCCTGAACATTGGGACATTGATGTGGTTGAGAACTTTATTGTAAACAGCCAGCTTGCAAAATTGAAAGGAGTGAAGGTTATTTCAAAACTACTTGAAGGAGAACATACTCAAGGTGTATACCAAAACCCAGTATGGTCAGACAGACGTGTGCAAGGACATCTTGAAATCTGTGCTGAAGTGCTCTCTACGGCTGATGTGGTTGTAGCAGTTTCAGAATCTACCTTTGAACTCTGTGCACAAATCCTCGACATACCTGTTGTCATAGCTGATATTTGGACACCCAAGGCATGTAATGGAGATGAAAGATACCGAGAATACACCAGAGAATATTCAAATGCGTGTCATCGAGTAAAGGATATGTCTAAACTAAATGAAGCAGTCATGTATGCAATCGCTCACCCAGAACACCTCAGAGAAGAACGTAAACACATTGCAATAGATGACGGAGGAACACACCTCAATTCGTTAGAAGAAATTTGTAAGGTAATTGAAGGACAATGAGAATCCCAGAAGGACAAACACCTGAAGAAATAGCAGACTTGATTAAAGACATTATCAAGGACAAAGTCGTGTGTGATATTGGGTGTGGAGGAGGTTCGTTTATGAGTGCTCTCCAAAAATACGCAAAGGAAGTTACTGGTATTGAGGAGGAGGAATCGTGGGCACGCATAGCGTCAGACAAAGGATTTACAGTTCAGGTTGAAAATGCTTTTTCATTTCCTCTACCTAAGGCAGATGTGTACTACTGTTGGAGTAAATCAGCATTGGGGATATTCCTCAAAGCGAAGTTTGAAAAAACAAAAGGCATCTTTATCTTTGGACACACTGTACGTCATTCACTTCTGAATCTTATTAGCACCCTTCCCAATGAAGCTAGAGGGAAAGACTTTAAAGTATATATAACAGACTTATGAGAGAACACACTAAAAACATAATAGAAACACTTACGAATATGAATGCCTGTCTTTTGGGCGAAGGGTATGACACTCGCTTAGAGTTTATCAAGCAACTTGTTGATATTGAAGTAATTGAAATTCCAAGCGGAACAGAACTAGGCACATGGACTGTTCCTCAAGAATGGATTATCAGAGATGCGTGGGTTAAAGACCCAGAAGGTAATAAAATTGCAGACTATCAAGCAAACCCACTTTCACTTGTGGTCGGTTCTATTCCTATGCACGGAATGGTTAGTTTAGAAGAACTCCGAAAGCACTGGCACTACTCAGAAGAAATGCCAGATGCAACACCTTATGTATTCAAGTATTACACTGAAGAATGGGGCTTCTGTTTTCCAAAGAACGTACTCAAGAAAGTAAACGAAGAAGCTGTGGAAGGAATCAAACTACAAGACGGAAAGGAATTCATACCTAAGACAGCCGATAAACTTAAAGAAGGACAGTACGAAATTTTTATAGATTCTGAATTTAGAAAAGGAAACATGAAACTTGGTGTACACACAATCAAGGGAAAGAGTGAAAGAGAGATTCTTTTGTTTGCTCACCTTGACCACCCGTTCCAAGCAAACGACAACCTTTCTGCGGTAGCATGTCTTCTTGATATTGCATCTAAAATAAAGTCAGACAAAACAGTCAAGATTATATTCTGTCCTGAAACTATTGGTTCAACTGGATATGCTCTCACACAAGACCTTTCTAAGGTGGACTTTGTGGTAGCGGTAGATATCTGCGGTAACAAAAACTCAATCCTTCTTCAGAAGTCTTTTGGGAAAGAAGCTCAGATTAACCGCGTAGCACATCTCGCACTACAAAGTTTGGGAGAGACATATCGTAAGGGAGAGTTTCGTAATACGATTGGTTCAGATGAAGGTGTCTTTAATGACCCTCTGATAGGTATTCCAGGTATTATGTTTTCAAGGTGGCCGTACGCGGAGTACCACACGTCTGAAGATACCGCAGATAAAATTGACTATGATTCAATAGAAACTATGGGCAAGCTCATCTTGAAACTTATCGAAATATGGGACAAAGACTTTATTCCAAAAAGAGAGTTCAAGGGTCAAATGATGCGAAGTCGTTATGGTGTGCAGACTGAAAACAAGCAACTAAACCTTTCATGGGATTACTTTATATATGCTATGGACGGAAAGAGGTATCTTTCAGAACTCTGTGCAGACTATGGAATCAACTTTGATTTTGCTTTAGAGACCGTAATTAAAATGGAAAATGACAAAAAGATTAGTCGGGTTAGTGTTGGCAAAAAGCCAAAGCAAAAGACTCGAAAACAAAAACACTCTTGATTTTCACGGGACACCGATGTTCTTGGTGAATGTTATAAAGCTCCTTAAGGTGTTTCCTGAAGTGTATGTTTCTTCGGATTGTATGAAGATGTTAAAGCAAGCTGAGGAACTAGGAGCAAAGGGAATATACCGTAATGAAGATATGTGCGGTGATGTTCCTAATATTCCTGTGTACCAATACTGTATGAAAGAGATGGGAGACGTTGATGGGATTGTGGCTGTGCAGTCATGTTCTCCTAATGTCGCAGAGAAACTATTGGTTACCACAAGGGGTCTTTTGGAGCTTGGCTTTAAAGAAGTAATGACCTGCCACCCTCTTGAACACTTACCAAAGTATCATGACCAGAATTCTAAAATCTATGGAAGTATCTGGGCAGTATCAAAAGAAAGATTATTAACATATAAAGACCCGTATAAACCAACACCTGAAGTTCTACTTGTAGACACATCAGAAGACATACATTATTACGATGACTACGATATGGCTGTGCGTAATGCTATCCACAACTAGAAGTTTCACAGGAAACAGTTACTAGGTATAATAAAATTAAATGAGTAAGAAAGTAAAAGTTATAGCAGAAATTGGTCATAATCACGGAGCTTCTGTGAGAATTGCAAAATTGTTTATAGATGAAGCTAAAGCCTGTGGGTGTGATATTGCAAAGTTCCAAGCATACGACACTAACAAAATAAAAAAACCTTGGCAGTCACGCTACTTTGAATTGCTTATGACTGAACACACAAAGGAAGAGTTTCGGGAACTTAAGAAATACTGTGATGAAATAGGAATTGAGTTTATGGCTTCAGCCTTTGACGTAGAACGCTTAGGGTGGCTTGAAGAAATTGGAGTTAAACGACACAAGATTGCTTCTCGAAGTATTTACGATACTGAACTTATTAAGGCTATGGAGAAAACTGGTAAACCAATTATTGCTTCTTTGGGAAAGATTGACGAGAGAGGAATCCCCGTTATTAAGAACGCAGAATATCTTTTCTGTATTTCTGATTATCCAACCTATATGACAGTAGAGGAATTTCCTGCAAAATTCGGTGGGACATTCGCTGGTTTTTCAGACCATACGATTGGTATGTATTGGGCACGCGAAGCAGTAAAACGTGGTGCTACGATAATTGAAAAGCACTTCACACTTGATAGGAAACTTCCAGGTAATGACCAAAAAGGTTCAGCCGACCCTACAGACATGAAAGACTTTGTAACATTTACGAGACAAGTAGAAAAAGGAATAACCTACTAGCATGATATACGTATTTGACATTGATGGAGTTGTGTGTGAAACCAAAGAAGGGGATTACCCGAAGTCAGTTCCTTTTCCTAAAAGGATAAAAAGAATAAACAAACTGTACGACGATGGACACACAGTTATCTTCAATACAAGTAGAGGATATGTCACTCAAACCAACTGGCAACAGGTTACAGAAAATCAGTTTAAGAAGTGGGGTATCAAATATCACGAACTTTTATTCACTAAACCCTACGGTCAATTTTATGTCGATGACCACGGGATGTCAGACTTAGATTTCTTCCATGATAAATAATGAACTAAAAATGAAAGACTTAAAAGACGTTATGTCAGTCTTTAAAAGTCACAAGGTAAGAGCTTTCCTTTCTTATGGAGCAGTGCTTGGAGCTGTGAGAGAGAAAGATTTTATTCAATGGGATGACGACATAGATATAGACGTAGTAGACACTATTTCTTTTGAAACAAGAAAGTCTATTGGAGCAACTCTTGGAGACTTGGGATTTATAGCACAAATGATTTCCTTTAATGTTCTCGGAAGAATGGAACTCACAGCTATAGGGTCACAGGGAGAGTGTCGGTATGATGGCGATGGCGAAACAGGAATCATTGTATGTACTAGAAACTTTCCTTTTTCAATATTCTTTTACAAGGAAGAAGGTGATGATTTTGTGTGCACACCAAAAGTAGGTGCAATGAAATTGATTAGTAACTTAAAGAAGTTCTACGAAAAACCAGCGAGTGTCAAACTACACAAAGAAACTTTTATAACTCCAGGGCCACTCCCTGAGTATTTAACCTATATGTACGGAGATTGGAAAACACCTCAAAGAGAGAATGCCCATGCTCCTCAATATAATAAACGAAATGCTAAATAACTATTGGACACAGTTTTATAAGACACATAGAAGACAAAAGGAATCATCTTTTGCACGACTTGTTGAAGAAACAATCTCTATTGGTTCTGTACTAGTAGATTTAGGGTGTGGTGATGGGCGAGATACTGTTTTCTTTACAGAACAAGGTATCGTTGCAACCGGTGTAGACAAGGCAACAACAGGAGAGTCTGTATCTCACTATATGAAAAACAACACAAGCCCTGAGTATGTATTTACACGTTTCTTCTGGCACTCAATACAAAGGAAAGACCAACTCGCTATTTTGAAGTGGACGAAGGGAACTCTTTTTATAGAAGCACGAACAACTGAAGACAAGAAAAGGAGTAAGACGTTCAGGAAGCATAAACGTTACTATGTAGATATTGTGAACCTTTTGAAGGACTTAAAAGATAACGGATTTCAAATCACTTCTTTATGTGAAGGTACAGGTTTTGCTAAGTTTAAAAAAGAAGACCCACACCTTGTAAGACTCATAGCTAAAAAACAATGAGAGGTATAATCCTAGCAGGTGGCAAAGGAACTCGACTAAGTCCATTGACCCTCGTCAACAACAAACATTTACTTCCTGTGTATAACAAACCAATGATTATGTTTCCACTCGAAACACTCAAATCATTTGGGATTAAAGATGTTCTTATTGTTTCAGGAGGAAACCACATTGGAAGTTTTGCAGATGTGTTAGGCGATGGCTCACAACACGGAGTAAATTTAACCTACAAAATTCAGAAAGAAGCGGGGGGTATTGCACAAGCTCTTGGTATTGCAAAAGACTTTGCTCATGGTGAAGGGATAATGGTAATACTTGGGGATAACATATTTGGAGATATTAAACTTGAGATAAACGAAACTAAAGCATGTGTGTTTTTAAAAGATGTTCCTAACCCTAAAAGGTTTGGCGTTGCTCAATTTGACCAGAACAATAACCTTATTAACATTCAAGAAAAACCATCTAGCCCTCCGTCAAACTATGCGGTTACAGGGCTTTACTATTACCCAAATGAAGTGTTTGATATTATTCCAACTCTTAAGCCATCTGCTAGAGGAGAACTAGAAATCACAGATGTTAATAACTATTTCATAGATAAAGGGTGTTTACATAAAAAGATTAACTGCTTCTGGTCAGATGCAGGTACATTTGAATCACTTCTTCATTCATCTAATTACATAAAAGACAAAGAAAAGATTGACGAGTAGAAATGTGGTATAATACTCATATTAGAAGTAAATACGGCTAATTTGAATATTCAAAACATAGATGCTGATGCTGACTTTCTTGGGGGTTCAACTTCAGGAAGTTATGCACCAAGTAACAAAAGAAGAAATCTAAATATACACCTTCAAGATGTCGCACGCCTTATCTGGGAATCTCAGAATGGGTGGCAATATGACGATAGTAACGCAACTACCCTTCCTCTTGCTAAGACAACACTTGTTCACAATCAACAGGATTACAGTATTCCTCCGACAGCACAAAGACTCGAAGGAGTTATCGTAAAAGATTCAGCAGGTAACTGGGTTAAGTTAAAGCCTTTTGATATCCATGACGTTGATATAGCTTTACCTGAATACTTTGAACAAGCGGGAATGCCTCTGTACTACAACATGGTAGGGCGTTCTGTGGAACTCTATCCAAAACCATCTTCAGCTTATGTAACTCTTGCTTCAGGAATTGGTGTGTATGTAAGTAGAGATGTAACAGAGTTTGCAGTTACAGCAACATCTTCTTCTCCTGGATTTCCTGTTGCCTTTCACCGCATCCTTTCTTTGGGAATGGCAATGGACTTCGTAAACGACCCACAACACAAACAATCTCTTGCTGTGCAAAAAGACCGTCTTGAAAAGGGTCTTACTCGCTTCTACTCAAAGAGGTCAGTTGAATCAAAACAGCAAATAAAACCTCGAAGTAAAAAAACCTGGAGACAATATATATAAATGAAAACTGACTTTAAATTTTGGTACATACGAAGAAGCGACGATGGCTTTATAGAAGAAGCTGCGGTTCGTTTCTATGAAGGAGATTACCAAACTACAGTCATTGACGACAAAGGAAACACAGGCTTGGCGTATGTGAGAACAAAAAGATTAGAAAAAGCA